AATCAAAATGGAAGCTGCACGAGCTATCAAACGCGGTGATGCCGAGGCTCTCCGAGCCAACGAGCATCAAATACTCTATGAGGTTGAAAATAGACTCATTGACGCATCCTCTGAACACGAGGATTACATGACATATTGGATTGCATCCCATAAAAACAAGGATGAAGCCACTGAAATGTTTGAGGTTTTCATGAATACGTGTTCGACTGTATTTAGACTCGATAAATATGAAGAGATTATGGAACTCTATTCGTACCCAACTATGATAGGTGCGATCGCGGCGGAAAACATAGACATCGTAGAGTATGTCGTGGGATACCAAGGAAAAGATGTACTCGTCGAAGAATTGTGTGCCCAATATGGAGACGAAAAGGATTGGCCCGCGGGACTTTTGAACGTTTGTGATAAGAGATAAACTAAAAGTTCTTTGTACCATCTCGCGTTCAACTATATGAACATCCATTTTTTTCTTAGTTTGTAATAAGTATGACCAAGCTCTCGGAACTTGTACGCATCGCCAATGCATCCAAGACGGAGGCCCAGAAGAACGCGGTCGGTAAAGAATTGAAAAAGTTTATACATGGTAAAAAGGCGTGCAACCCAAACCGATACCTATTTTCCAATACAGGAATTAAAGTTGAAAATGGTAATCCACTCAGAATGCTTGGTAAGGGTGTACAAGGTGCGGTATTCTACGGGTGTCTCGACGACGCGTGTAAGACCAAGATTGCCGTAAAGATTATGGATGAGGTTCGAGCGAACACGGAATATTATATCGCCCGAAAACTTCGGGGTATGGGGGTTCCCCGTATGTATTATTTCAAATCATGTGAGGATCGCGATGTTCTTTATTTTGAATACATCGATGGTATATCACTTGAAAAATGGATGAAAGGTAATCGCACGGTTGATGACTATCGTCGTGTGATTTCGGGAGTTATTGGTATGCTCAAAAAGATTCATAGAAAGTATCCGTCGTTTAGACACCACGATCTTCACTGGAATAACATTCTCATCACGCGTGACCTCACACCAATAATCATTGACTTTGGGTTATCTACCATGAATGGTATACGAAACCCAGATGTTTCCAATGGTTCATACATCGAGTCGGGAATTTCTCCGACATCACATCCCATGTATGATGCTCATTACTTTTTGAATATACTTCATTATTATACAAAATTATCGAACGTCAAAAAATTTATAGAACGCATTTTACCCAAAGAGTATATCGGTAAGGATAGCATGTTTGTAAAAGAATGGCGTCTCCGCTTAGTGAATACACACAAGGGTCTCCCGACGTATGATGATATACTGAAAGATCCATTTTTTTCTCGGAAAATGAATATTGCTCGCACCATTTTAAACAGAAAGCCAGTCAAGAAAGTTGTCATTCAACGTAAAGTACCCGTCGTCGCCGGAGAAACAGCCTTTGAGCGCGCTAAGCGAGTTTTAAACATGGAATCCGAAAAGAAGAAGGCGCCCGTAAAAAGAGCGGGTGTGGTGGCCAAACGTGAACCACAACCAAAAGTATTCATCAACGCAAATGGTGATCTCAAAATCGAGAAACGTAAATGTCGCCTGTACAAAAAGGAAGACCTCGTTAAAATGTTCAAGTTGGATCCAAAATTAACAAAAGATCAAATGTGCGCGCGTATAAAAAATATGTAATGTAATTATAAACATGTTGCCGTTCCTGATCCTCGCTATCATTGATCTTATGATACTTATGCGCACGGGTGCCACCCCGGTCGAAGCTCCAGGAGATGGTGGTATGTGGACTGTTTTCGGCTCCATGGGGTGTGGATGGACTCGAAAGCAGCTCGATCATATGAAGAAGAAAGGTATACCTCACAAATTTGTCGATTGTGACAAAGAGAAGTGCGACGCCAAAGCCTTCCCAACATTAATTGCACCAAATGGTGAAGAGCATGTTGGATTCAAAGAAGTTTAACACCCACGAAGAATCATTAATGCAACCGAAAGAAGGAATGCATCGAGGAGAGACTTGATGGGCTTGAGAACAGTGATGTGCTTCACGAGAGACTCGTTCCACAAGAAGCGAAGTAAGAGTGTGCTGATGAGCAGCACGAGTGCGTACATAACAGCCATCGTGGTGCGGTCTTCGCGTTCGGTGTTCATAATTTCTCGGATCATTTATAATATATTAATATAATATAAATGAGTCGACAACTTCCTCTGAGTGGCTCTGAGCCTACCTTCACACATAGATACTGGGGTACGTCCATTGGTGTCGGTAACAATAACTGTTATGCGTATGCCATGGGAGACTACGAACGTTATAGATACCAGAAAAGTGTACCAGGTGATCGAAGTGGTTTATCAAGTATATTTCATACCTATTCGGCGTGTAAAAATCTTCCAACTCGTGTCGTCTCGGATAACCCTAAGAAAGTCTATATCGTCAAAGGTAACACCGCGTGTAAAAAGGGGTATTATAAAGTCATGATGTTTGTGACCGGCAAGAAGAAACCATCCCTGTTCAACCAAGGCGACTTTCACTTTTATAAGCAACACGGCCTGGTAGAATACAAACCTAAAAAGGGTGACACGCGAACGAGTATTGCAAAGTTTTTCAAAATTCCCGTCGCTAAAGTTCCACCCGTGGTGCCCGGTAAGATTATGAAAATTCGAGCAAACGTCTTCAGTCATAAGAGAGGATGGGCTACTGGCCCGCTTCTGACTGATGCGAAAGGTAATATTATTAAGGATCCAAGAAAGGCGGGTAGAAATTATGGTGGATTGAATTACAATACATACTGCAGCTCATTCTGTGTGAAGAACAAGGGGATCCAAGTCGGACAGAGAAGATCCAATGTCACCAAGAAGACTCTCTAAATCTATGATATCTTCAATCTCAAAGGATATATTGAAAATATCCATCACATTAAATATCATGTTTTCATCCAATGATATGATATTTGATGTTTCATTTCTATTATTTTCGACGGACAATGTGACTCTATAGTTAGATACATCAAATACTTTTCTACATACTGGACAGGTGTTCTTACCTTTTTCTTTCCAATGTTCCAAACAGTCTGAATGAAATATATGTCCACACCGTATTGGTGGATTAGCCCTAGTTGGTCTAACCTTGTTTAGACATATAGAACATGTAGACATTCCTGGATTACCTGTGTAAAGTTTTTTTAGAATATATCCGCAACCTTGAGCAGCGGTGTGTCACAACGTTGACACTTGCCGTCTTCTGCGACGACTTGCTTCGATTGCACGGTATCGATAAGTTCCGGACCACTCTTTTGAAGAAGTTGGCGGTACTTGTAGTTATCAACATAGTCGACACCGTTGGCCGACATGATAGAGTTATTCAAGAGTCGAGACGATGTGTTGATCGTAAAGCATCGACCATCTGCCATTCCAAGTCGTTGAGACATTTAGTATAAAATTAGAAATTAATTTTGTTGTTCACTGTGGTTTTGGTCCATGATAAAACTCCGGCCTGCTTAAGATGGTTCACCAATTCTGAACATTTATACCCCATAAAAATACCAAAGTGATCTTTCGTCTCCGTTGGTGTCACCCTGATACCTGGACATTCATTGATATGGTTATTTATAATATTATATGCAAATGCAATCTCCTTTAGGGTTTCTGCTCCTGTGATAATTACTTTACCTGTACTAAAAATACTTGTTGTGATACGTTTCATATCCTCGGCTGGTTTGAATTTTATTTTAACAGCTGAGTATCGATCGGGTTCAAAAGAAACTTCAAAAATATCTTTATAATTTTCAAAGTGTTGAGCAACCTTTAATAAATTGAGATTGTAGTTCAAACTGAAATTTGAATTAATCATCACGACTCGAAAGTTTTCGAGAGATAATTCTTGTTCCACACCCATGACATCTTTAAAAAAATATGCAAGTTGATTTATGATTCGCTTACAATCAAATAAATCTGCACACCCCGCAACTTGAATGCTCCCATTCGGAAACACTTTGATTGACTTTGTACTGTACTCATCTTTGTATGTCAATGTCACCTGATTGTAAAAAGTAGTTGACGGCTTCAAGGTCCATTCAAAATATTTATCTGTGTCGATATCTCTCATTTTAAATTTAAAACTTCCACTGTCATTGAATAACGAACGAAGTTTTTCAATATCAATCTTTACTTCTTCGCTAAAGCCAGAAATCATAGTGATGGTCGTGATCTTTACCCAAGAAGGACAGACGTCTTCGGGGAATGTATTTCTAAATTCATCAAGTGTCAGTAAGTATGAAAATGTATTATTCGCAACGCGGTGGTACATCTTGTATGTTTATACAAAACACAGAGTCCGCGTTAACTTAGGTTAAAGAAAACATCATCTTTTATAACAATGACCTCACTCCTTAAATCGGCACACGTGGTGCACGATGTCGATGAAAATAAAACTTTTATTGAAATTATGTACTCTAAATATGTACCCGACGAAGGATATAAAACTTTTGTTGATTATTTGAATGCCCAACCAATTGGTGATTGGACTAAAATTGTATCCAAAAAGGAAACCGTCCGTTATGAAAAATTTCTCGATACGATGATTGAAAAAAATCTCGAAACGCGACAAAAAATGGCTCTTATTATGCTTGAAAATGTCACTGGTGATATGTTTGTAGACATTAAAACGCAGATACGAATCATGAACACCATTAAAATTCTCGATCCAACATTTGAACCGCCATTCATAAACAGAAGATGCTCTTGGCAAAAGCAATTCGTGAGAGACTTTTGTCAAGATATCTTGCCCGATGTTGTCGAACGATGTACAAATGAGAAGCGACTTGATCGTTTTTTTAGCGTCTTAAGACTAATAGAATTAGAACTATGAGAAACATAATTCGCCAGATGGGTATCTTTTGTATATTAACTTTTTCAATCAAAACTTTACGAGGTCGTGTAGTAGTAAATCCTGTGTCTATATTTCTTTCGGGGTAAAAAGGTCTAGACATCGGACACAACGAATCCTTTTTTGTGCAATAGTCGACTGTGAGATCACCCGCAGTTACACCATAGGAGCAGATTGGACTTTGTTCTTCAATTTTAAATTGTGCGATTGGTTCCTCCGCCTTTGGGTAGACGAGTGACCTTTCGTTACGTCTGACGGTTCCTGGAAGGGAAAATTCTTTCATGACGTATGGGTTCATCTGGTTCATGGCTGTGTCATCGTCGAGCATATACACACTCATCCTTAGTACTATCCCAGATTATATTTCTTGGTTTTCATTTTTTGTTTATGTTCGCTCCACATTTCATCCAAGTCGACATTTAACATGTGAGCCAATTGAAATAGATAACTAAACACATCACCCATCTCCATCATGACGTCCGTGCCTCGTTCCTTTTTCAAATTTGTCTTTTTATATTTTTTCTTATATTGTCGGATAGCTGACGCAAGTTCACCAAACTCTTCTGTCAAAAGTAACCACACTGTGTCAACATTTACTTTGTCCCACCCCTTGGATTTACAGACCTTTTCAGTTTCACATTTGTAATAGTTTAGACTCATACTTATTCATCCATCGGTTATCGACTTTAATAGACTTTAAAGATACGAACCACTAAAAATAAAATGAGTAGACGATA